TTATTGTGCTTGAAGAAATAGTATGTGTAACAGGTGTCGATGTTGTGACAGTTGTACCTAAACCAGCACTTATTTCCGTTTCTGTATTTTTTATACCTTTTATAAAAGTTTGACTACTTGTACCAAGCCTAAAATCAAAACCTACATTTTTAAAATTAAAATCAGCGTCAGTTGGTGCTTGTACTTTTGATAAAAATTGTGCATCAGTTAAAGTTGTACTTACATTTAATACTGGTGTTTTATTAAGAAAAACATCTGTTAAAGCTGCAGTTTTATAGGCAGCATTATTTGTTGCAATACCACGCTTGGAAGGCGTTGCGAAGCCTTCTATTTCGCCTTCAGATACTATTTCAACGATCGTATTGAATTGTTTACTAGAAAGTGCGTCAGATGGTAAATCTGGATTAATAATAACTGAATTTTCATCAAACTCTTTAATACTCATTCGTTGCTGCCCTCCACTTGGACCGTATCAACACCATTTGAAATAGTAATTGAGCCGACCAAAATTTCTCCATATGCTAAATTTACTGGAACCCCTGCTCGGCTAACGTTTGTCAGCCCTGTAAAGGAATAATTGCTTGCCAAAGCTGCAGGGTCGGTTTGGTCCATATTACTTGCTGCACTATTCATATTTTGCTGTGGTGCTACTAATTGTGTAACCCCTTCAATAAGCATACTCGTACCTACTGCAGTTAAAGCATTAACAAGAAGTGTACTTCCTAAAAAAGAACCAGCAGTAATTGCACTTGCTCCAAATAATGCCCCAGCACCTAAGAGAATTGGTAAAAAATTACCATGAGCAAGGGGTATTATTTGTATGTCAGATTCGGTTTTTAAATTTAATAAATCTTCTGTTATTTTTAAATTTCCACAATTAATAACGTAATGTTGGTTTGCCATGTGTTTTTCTAAACCTTTAAAATTGCAATGTAAAAAACTGATTGCTTCCAAAGGACTATTTACATCAGCCTCAAGCACTGATTCACCAATAAATTTTCTTAATCTGCCGTAAACTTTAATTTTTTTAAGCATTAGTTTTTGGGTTTAATTGAAATAAATTTTTCTGTTTCAGGGCAAACCAAATAAAAATCAACATCTAAATGGTTACAGCTTGCAATGTCTGTTTCACTAAATTTTAAATCACCATTTGGGTGACTATGTACAATTCCAATAACTTCGCCTTGATCTTCGTAATATGCCCAATCATCTGGGTCAATAACAAATGAAAACTCTGGGTTTTCTTTTGCCAAATTTTTGCAAGGGCCATAAACAATATTGTCTTGTTTTTTTATTAACATACCGCAACATTCATCAGGTTGACATTTTTTTGCATGAGCAAAGGCAAATTTTTTCCATGTGTCGCCCATTAATTTACAAAACCTCCAACACTAGGAAATTCATTACGTGTTACTTGTCTTTTTGGTAATTTTTTATTTTGTTGGTCAAGCCTACTTACTAATTCAAATTGCACAACATTACGACTTTCTGCAACTTTTCTATCAATAAAAAATACCTCTCGTGGCAACTCATTACTATTTGGTGTACCAAAAGGGTTTGTATTGCTTGGAAAATTTGCAGCATCAAGTGATGATGCTAATACTTGCAGCCTTGTAATTTTTGCATTTATTAAATCATTATGTGGCGTTACTAAGTTTACCAAAATCAATAAATCTGTAACCGTAATAACAGAACCACTCCTTGAAATACCACCAAGGTTACTCATAGTTAAGTTTGGTCTTGGTATTTGACCACGCCCTTCAAAAGCAAAACCATCAGCAACTATTGGAAATTTTTGGTATGTATCACCTTGCCAAATAATATTTGAGTTTGTATTCATATTTGTACCAGCGTGGAACCTAAAAGTGGTAGGTGCTGATGATGGGTTGCCTGTTGCATAATGCGTACCCTCAACAAGTTCCATAACAAAAAGTTCAATTTTTGCTGATGGGGTTATACCTTGCAGTTCTGAAATTGGTATTGCCATTTTATGGTTCTGCCACCTCTTCAAAAGTAAGGCTTAAATTTACTCTGTTTAAATAAGGTATTGTTTCTGTACGCCTTATACAAATTACTTTTAATGCTGTTGTTGCATTTGAAGGGGTATAGCTAAACGCCTCTTGGCCAGCGTCAAACTGTGCATCAAGAAAAGTATTTATTGTATTTGCATCTGTTTGTGATAGTTCAAATTTTGCCTGTATAGTTTTTAATCTTTTATTTGCTGGCAAACCCTCAACAATACGCTGCTGGTAGCCATCGCCAAGCCTTACTGTTATGTAATCCTGTTTTACAGTTATTTGTTCCCCATACGTGGGTTTTATAGAAGGGAAAACAGCCATTTAATTTGCTAATAAGCCTCCTGATCTTTTTTGTTTTATTATCTCAGATTGGATTGCAATTGCAATTTGTTGGCCAAGCTCATTACCTTTTGTATCGCTTCCTTCAACATCAGTACCACCAGCGTCAACGTTAACATTTATATTTACAGAACCGCCAAGCTGGTTATTTGGTGTAATGTTTCCAGACCCCCTTGGTGTAAAAACTTCTGGACCACGTTCCCCAACAACGTAAGACCTGCCACCTGTAACTGGACCACCTTGTGCTTTTTTACCAAAAATGCCACCAAGTATGCCACCAAGTAAACCTTTATTTTTGCCACCATCGCCAAATACGGCATCACCGATACCACCAAATAAATTTGATAACGCCCTATCCATTAATTTATTTTTAAGACTATTTAAAACATTACCCATAGCTTGCCCAAATGTTTGTGTGCCATTTATTGCACCTTTTATATTTTCAACCAAGCCTTGTTCCAAAGTATCGCCAAGCTCCTTAGAAATATTTACTTGATCTTTTACCTTTTGGTTTAATATTTCTTGCCTGTCAATTTGGTAGTCCTTTAATAACAACCTACTTTTTTCTAAACGCAAACCCTCGTCTTCAATGCCCATAGCTTCTTCCATTTTATTTTGAAACTCAAATTGCCGTTCCAATAATTGCCTGTCAATATCATTTTCTTGTTGTTTTATTTGTATTCTTTGTTTTAAAATTTTTATTGTATTTGCAGCTTTTTCATCTTTTGAACCAGCTTTAAATTTACGTTCCTCTTGTTTTATGTCAGGACCAGAAATTGCTTGACCGCTTGCAGTGTCGTAAGTGTACTCCCCAACTTTATATGTTTTATTTTTTTGCATTATTTCATTGACTTCTTGCATTGATTTTTTGCGTTTATTAAGTGCTGCTATTTCTTCCTCAATTTTTTTAATATTTTTATCCCTTGAAATTCTGTCACGACCATGTGCTGACCTTGTTCTTTCCCTTTGTAATTCTTCCTCTTTTAAAGCAATAAGTTGGTCGGCTTGTGCAACAGTGCCATTTTCTATTGTGTCGGTTAATTTTTTCTCCGCATCAATACGCCTCTTAATATCATTTACTGCATAGTTAAGAGCCAAACCAACAGCAACAATACCAGCCACAACAGGACCAGCCAATAAAGTTTTTAAAATTACAAACTTTTTAGTTAACACTGCAATGGTTACACCCATTGCTTTTATTGCAGGCGTAACCAAAGTAACAGTTGCCAGCAATGTAGTTAAACCAGCAGCAACCGATATGAATTCTGGTGGTAAACCATTAACAACTTTTGCAAGTATAGTAAGTGCCTCTGTGCTTGCTTTAGCTGCAGGCAACAAAGCTGAACCAACAGCAATTTGTAAGTTTTCAACCTCATTTTGTAAATTTTTAAATACTTGTGTTGGGTCGTTTTCTAATATTTTTTTCAAATCTTCAGCACCACTTGCACCAAGTTTTCTTAATGCTCGTATAACAACATCACTTGTAAGTTTGCCTTGTGCAGCAAGCTCTTTTAACTCGCCAGTTGAAACGTTAAGCTCTTCAGCAAGTGGTTTTAAAATTAATGGTACTTGCTCCGAAACACTTCTAAATTCATCGCCAGCCAAGCGACCAGAACCAAGTGCTTGTGCTAATTGCCTAAAAGCGTTTGATGCCTCTTGTGCAGATGCACCACCAAGTTTTGCTGCAGTGTTAAAACCTATAAATGTTGTTTCTATGTCAGCTAAACTAACACCCAAAGGTTTTAATCTTGCAGTTATATTAGTTACGCCATCAAGTGCTTCAGTTGCACTCATACCAAATAATTTTTGCCCCCTAGTTGCAATTTTTTGTGCCTCACTAAACTCGCCTGTTGCCTCTGTTAAAAGTTTTAAACGTAACTGTAATTTTTGAAAATTAGCTGCAGTATTAATTGAACGCCTACCAACTTCCAATAATGCACCAGCAGTTAAAGCTTTTGCTAAACCATTAAAACGTTTTGTAACCCCACCAGCCCTTTTGTCTAATTTACTAAATTCACGTGCAGATTTATTTGCTTGGTTGTTTATAGCTTTAAGCTTATTACTTGCCTTATCAACGACATCAATAACAACACTTGCAAAAGCCATAAATTGGTTTTTTTAATAGTTTACACTTAATTCTTAATTTTATCTAATTGTTCTTTTTCACGTTCAGCTTTTATTTCGTAATAGGCAGCCCAATACAAAAACTCCGCTTGTGTTAGCTCTTGCCGTAACCTACTAACCGTCATACCTAATTCTGTTGCTAGGAAAAACTCAAAATAAAGCCAGCTATCCCCCTTTAGTCGTTTTTTGCTTCGTCTAAAGGTATGCCGTCTTCTGTAACGTTAAATAAAAACAGTTCAAGCTCATTAAGTACACTTTCTGGTATTTCTCTTTGTAACCTTACAACATCGCCACTGCCGAAAGCTTTTTCTCCATTTTCTTTTTCTGCCATTTGGCAAAGCATAGCAGTTGATACTTTTAAGGCGTCATCACTACCAGCCAAAGCTTGAACCCTTGTTCTGTCTGACCTTGTAATAGGTCTAAAATACAAATCAACTATTGGCTTGCCGTCTGCATTTTTTAATGTAAACTTACGTCTTTGATTAAGGTCGAAACCACCAATAATCAGGTCAATGGTTCTAGGTTCAGCCATTAATTATATTGCAAAAGTAATAGGGCCAGAAACTTGGAAGCTTACGGATTGAGTTGTAAGTTCACCAACAGTTGAAGCAGCACCAACACCGTTAACAATACCGTTAAACGAATATTTTTTAGAGCCAGATTCATCTAAAAATAAATTAAATGATGCATCTGCTGGGTCTTCACTTGTATTTATATCTGCAAGTAATTCTGCAACTGCATCGCCACTTGTTGCTGTATATTGCACCTCTACTGTGCCAGTTGCACTTTTAAGGCTGCCAACATATTTTCTAGCAGTATCGCCATGGGCTGTACATTCAAGTGTATCTTTGGTCATATCTAAAGTCCAAGCTGTTGTGCCAACAACTGCACTTACAGAGCCAGAACCATTATCAAAATGTACTGCTCCTTCTTCTCCACGAACGTTTGCCATAACAAAAAAAGAAATTTAATTATATATTATCCTTTTTTTGCCTTTTTATCTACTTTTGCTTGTTTTTTCCTAAACAGTGCAGATTGACAGCGTGAATCCCAAAGGTTTGGATTACGTTTGCCTTTTACTTGCTCAATAATATCAAGCATTTCGTCGGTAATTTCGGTCATAAGTTTTCAAAAATTTCAAATGGTATTGACATTACGCTTTGTACAAAACCCTCTGGTGCTGCATTTTCTAATACTGCTGGGCCTGTACTTGGCTCAAAGAAAATACCATTTAATCTTACCCTATTGTACAAATCCCTTATTCTCTTGGCCAAAGTTAAATTATTACCCAAACCAACACCAACTTTAGTGAATATATTAAAAGTAATAATGCCTGTAAGACTATTTGTACTATTTGATGTACCGCCAAGGGTTATATATTCATTTCCAGTAAACTCAATAAGACACTGCACAAAACCAGTACCAGCTACAGGTTGAAATGGCTGGTTGCCAAAAACTATTTTAGTCGGGGGCGTTTTATTAAATTCATCAATAAGCCTTTGCTCAATGTCTTTACGTATTGTGTTGAGGTTTAAGGCTGCCATCAGTTTTTGCTTTTTGCTTTCTTAACTATTTTAGCTACTGCTGCCACTTCCTTCAAAGGCCAGCCTGCAGTCCTGTTACTATCTTTGCTTCTAAACTGGTTGCCCCATGATGGCGGTGTATTAGTACCAAAACAAACTGCCTCCGCATACGGCAAAGGGTTAATCAAGCTGTATGTATTACCTGTTTTTTCTCTTTGGTAATTTAATCTCATGGGCGGTATTATTGCATCTTTTGCTG